CATAAGGCTTGGCAGCATGGCCTGCACTGTGTCGCGCACGTCCATAGTCTGCGCCGTGCTGCGGCCCTCTTCGCCAGTGGCCAGTGCTTCACCGTTATAATACTCAGCGGCGGTGGCACGCAGCGGGGAGATGGTGTTATCAATGAAATCAACTGCGTCTTCAATGGCCTGCGTGATCGCGGCCTGCAGTTCTTCATCGCCCATGCTTGGGTCTTCTTCAATGAATTCTTCGGAGTCGTATAGTTCAGCCATTGTATTTTTCCTAGATGGGGGCCAACAGGCCGCCAATGGTTTCGCCAAATCTTCTTACGTTTTCTCTCTCTGCAGCGTCTTCCATGATTTGCTGATCAAGCAGACTGCGCATGGGCTGAGTTGAAAATATCGAATTTGGGTTTTGTTGATTGGGCAGAGATTGGCTTTCCATGTACTGCTGCATTTGGCGCTGAAACGCCTCTGGGTTAACTCTAGCGGCTTCTGGTGACGGCGCTGCCATTGCCTGAGTGACCATGTCAACGGTGCCTAACAACCCCTTGCCAGCGCCCATAGCTGCCTCAGCGATTGCCGGTGCTATTTGACCTTGTGCGTATTCTTGGAGTTGCTTGCTGGGCCGATTGTCGCGCCGATACTTACGTCCGCCTGCGCGCCTGCGGTCCTTCTCACCCTGCAGGTCTAAGTCCTCTGGCGGGATGGCCATCGCGTTGCCAGATGCGGTAGCTGCAGCTATAGCCCCGGCGCGGCCTAGTTTTTTCTTGTCTTCTAAATACTTCATCACGCCGTCTAACCACTTCTGGTTTGCAGCCTGATTGCCACCGCCCATAAGCACAGCGCCAACGCGCTCTTGTGGGTTAAGAGGCTGGCCAAACCTTGCAGACGTTTCTTTAGTGACTACTTTGTTTGCGGTGTCGGCAAACATATCGGGAAACATGATTTCTAGCGGGATGCTTTCTTCTAAGCCGCCAGCATATCTGCCAGGGATGCCGTGAGAATAAGTGTCGTGGTAGGCGTTTTCTAAAAGCGAAACGCCTGGCATCCCTTGTATGGTTGCAAAGCCACTGTCGCCTCTTATGGCATCTCTTAGCCCTGGCTCAGTGATTGCTCTAATAGTGTCTTCGTAGCTTGGGAAGCCATAATCGCCGTATTCTTTTTTGAGCGACATTCTGCCGACAACCAACTTGCGCAAATCAGACGGGGAAATCGCCTTGCCATTTTTTTGGGCTGCAGGTAATTGACCTTTTAGTTGCGCTAATCCTTCTACGGTTTCAACGCCAGCAAAGTCAGGCACAGTGCCGCGAATGTCTTTGTTAAACCGGGCTATGTCTTTCTTTGGCAGTTGCAACGCAGGCAATTGGCGCACCATAGCTTCAGCTACCATAGTGTTAAACTTCATTGCCTCATCACCCATGCGCGAATAAACGCCGCGCACGTCTCCTAACAAACCAGCCCTAGTTATCTGGTCCTGCTTCGCTTGCGCAGCGCTGAGCATTGATGCCCAGCCAAGAGGGTCTTGTGTCCTGTAGGCATTCATTAGTGAGTAATTAGGGCCGCCTTGCAGCGGTACGACTCGATCTAGAGGCACGCCTTCTACGTTGTCTAGATAGCCGCCAGCAATACTTGCATCGCCCATAATTGGAACAAGGATTTCACCCTGCATAGACTCTGGCGTGATAATTTCGCGGGTTATGTCAACTTCAACGTCTGGCGATGCGCCAGGCTGCATACGCATTCTTTCTCTGCGGCCATAGGCCGTTTGGTCAGTCGCTACTGTGGCAAGATATTTTTCAACCTTGTTGCGATTGCCTTTAGTAAGCTCTTCGCCCTTTAGATACTTTGTTAGAGAGTCTCTAAGCACAGGCGATAATGACGCAGTGAGTATTCCTGCCTCTGCCTCTTCGGGAGAAGCCAGTAGGCCAGCGCCAACAGCTGCGGGCGCAGCGGCCTTAAAGCCAGCTTCTAGTAGCCCTGGAATCGCCGCCAACTACTTAGCCTTTTTCTTTGGCTTTTTTTCTGAGGGCGCTCTGCGGGACATCAGCTTTTCAATGTCGGCGGCTGCGTCAGCAACGCCGCCCGGTCCCCGGCGATAGGTTTTATTAGACATCCAGCAAACCCCACATATGGTGATTAGTTGGGGTTCATTTTACCACTCAGACTATGTTCAGCCCTCTTCTGAGCGGCTTTTGCCAGTTGGTGGCTTGGCTTTTACCGCCAGACATAGAGATTGCGTCAGAGGCAAATGTGAGGCACAGCGCGTCTGCCAAGTCGGGGGATCGAAGGCCACGCTTGCGCATACCGTCTTTAGATTCAAGCTGCATCTTGCCGCTCGATGTGAATTTGTACTTGGCGCTGACGAGCTCGGCCAGCAAGTCATCGTCTTTAGGCAGAGCGCAGTCGCGGGCCTCTAGCCAAGCTTTCACCTTAAACCACAACTCCGCTCTCAAGTTGATATACGTCTGCTTCGATGACGGGCTTTCGCTTGAGTTGATGCCCACGGCGGGCAGGCCAAGCTCTCGCAATCTGTCACACACGCCACCACCTAGGCCAATGCTGTCTACATTGATCTGCACCGGCTGGTTGCGCGGCTGCAGGGACTCATACTCTGCAACGACTGCGCCGGTAAGCTGCATTAGGTCGAGGCCTTGCCAAGTCTGGATGGCGACCAACTCGCGGCCCCGGCGCTTAGCCAGGGCGGATCTGTCACTACCAAACCTACTCACGTCCAGCCCCCAGACCATAGGCTCATCGTCTGTGATTATTACGTCCCGGCGCTGCGCACTCTCGACAAGCTCCAGCGGGATGGCCGTGTCATCATCTCTCTGGGGAAATTCCCCTAGCACCCGGACGCGGTAGGCGTTGCTCTCTTCGCCAAAGCGCTTGGCCATCTCAGACACATAGTCATCGCTCACCCTGGGCGAGTCTATGCAGCTGACCTTGCGGGTCCACCAATCACTGGCCATGCGGTGATGGGTATCGAAGAAAAAGCCAGAGGATCTGGTCGGGTTGCCTAGCAGTATCGTTGTTGCGTTTGCGCCACTCATAGAGCCAGCTGCCGCCTCAAATACGCTCTCAGGGATGCCAGAGGCTTCATCGGCCACTAATAAAACATTATCGGAATGGACACCAGCCAAAGATTCTGGCTGCTCTGAGCGGCTTGTCCTGCAACTTATGAAAGCTTCAGAAGGCGCTGCCTTGAGGCTCACTCTGTCGGACTTCACTTCCAATAGCTCTTTGATGGCAACCGGGCTTTCACTGATCCAGCGCTTAACCTCTGCGAACAGGGCATCAAATAACTGGGCACTTGTGGGGGCTGTTACAACGATTTTTACGGGGTAGCGGGTAAGCAAGTACCAAAGCATTGCCCAGGCAGCGCCAGTTGATTTGCCTATGCCATGACCTGACCTCACAGAAATGCTGCGCTCACCAGAGGCTATGGCCTCCAGCAACTCTATCTGCCAAGGATCAGGCGACTGATTGAGGACTTCTCTAACGAAGGCCACAGGGTCTGTGCGGTACTTTTTAACGAAGCCTATATATGGGTTATCTGCCATGCCATATTTTACAGCTTTATGGCCTGAGCAAAGGTCTGAGCAGAAATGGGACACTCTGAGCAGGTCAGGGACAGAATAGGGATTTCTGTCATGCCGCATTATACGGCGTGAGAGATTTAGTCGCGCGGATTCAATTTGTTCAATGGGTTTAAAAACGGATCTTCTACCTCACACCCGCCAATGACATAGCCGTCATCGTCAGTGATCTGCACCGTATGCCATTCCATTAAAGTCCTTGTGCTAAAACCATAGCGCTCCGCAAGCTCTTCCATTTGCGCTCTCGTTAAGTCGCTTAGCCAGAAGCTGTATATGTACTCTGACTCAATCAAATCCCAAACCAAGTCATCAATCGAGTTGATCATGGCTTCGTTTAGAACATCGCTTATCCAACTTTCAAGCTCCATAAACTCAATGAAATTAGGAGGCGGAGAAGCGCGGAATTTCTTAACGTCTACCGGACTGACATGATAAATTTCGTACTCATCGCCAAGCTCAAACCTCATCAGAATCGTGCCTTTGCGCCACATTTCGCTGTGTACAAGCTCTGCGCTAACCGATAGGTCGTGTAATTTTTTACTTACCATTATGCTGCTCCCACAATATCTTCTTTAAGTTTTTGGCCTTTTACATTTAAGAAAGTTCTAATTTCATGCAAGGTCTTCTTGCCACACTTTGGCAACAACAAAAACTCAACCGCAGTCTTTTTGCTTAGCTGGTCAATGTTTGAAGCGCCAACCTCTATGCAGGCTTTTTGAGCGCGCGTCGATAACAGGTCAAGGTCGTTGCCAAAAGACTTTGCAGGTTTCTTGCAATATCTTTTCGGCGTTAGCCTATCGGACACCACAAGCAATATATCGGCCAAGCCAACGGCTGAGATAGTGCGGTCTGGCGCTTTCTCTGCGTCATCTGCAATGTCTTCAAGCAAACGCGCCAGCGCCTCGTTGGGCAGATCTGCTGCCGCCTTAGCAAGCCAAGGGTACTCATCACTGTGAAAGGTTCGCTTGTATTTTTTTAATGTCATATCTATCTCCCCAGACCGCTTACGCGGCCTCTGTATCAATGAACGTGGCCTTGGTGGGCCGCTTAAAGAATCCAAACTTCTCATCGTCCTGCGATGGCTCAAGCGCAGCCGTGAAGCTTACAGAGCGACCACGGACGTTCTCAAGCGCCGAAGGCACCGATCCAAACACCTTGAAGCCTCGGCGGTCCTCGACAAGCATCTTCAGCGTTGAGCCGTACTTATTCTCGACCCACTTGGTGCTCAGTACCGTGCCGGTCACCTCAACGCGACCAACGGGGCAGGCCTCCGCTGTTGCGGCAACGGCGGACCGACGAGCAACCTCCGCGTGGTACGCTGCGTCCTTAATCGACTCAACGTGTCCCCGCACCAGCTCGGCTGCACCGGCGCAAGACTTATCAACGTACATATGGCACACAAGACCACCCCTGCCACCCTCGAAGGCCTTGCCGCATCGCGCCCTCAGAATGCCGTCCAGTGCAGCGGCAATGGAGTCAGCCAGCTCTGCATCGACATAGTCAATGCGCAGGCTGGGCCACCCGAAGCGCGATGCCCTGCGCTCGGTCTCGCAGTCTGGCGCAAGGCGCGACTCGGGCAGGAACTCGCCGCCCATGGCGGTCTTCTCAAAGTCCTGAACCTCGAAACCATCTCGGTCATACCACCACCAGCGCCAAATGTAGCCATCGTGCGGGGCGTGCAGGCTGCCGCCTTTGCCCTCGACGGGATACGCGCCATTGGACTCGATCATGTTCTCCCTGCGCGTGGCGCGGGCCATCACATTGCGTGCGACCAGCACGAGGTGGCTGTCCATTCGCTCTTTAACTGCGATCACTAGATCCTGCATATCTATCTCCCTACGGGCCGCTTACGCGGCCCCGTGTTTGGCAAGGCAACGCTTGCATAGTTCTGGGTTGTCGGTCATGCCAAGAAAAGTATTTTTCGACACAACCCTCTCACTGCCGTTGCCGCAAACCGACGAGACTCGATCATCCATTTTTAGGTGTATGCGCTCGACGCTAGTTTTACCGCTAGACATTTTGTAGCTAAACCCTGTCATCAGTTCCTCCAGACCGCTTACGCGGCCTTCCGTTGTTTTAAGATTTCTTCTCTTAACCAGTTTTGGTTGGTAACTAGGTGCTTGGCCCATTGTCTGGTATCAGCACGGTAGCCGGTTATTGAGTATGCGAATTTGATCCCGCCCCGCTCCCCGACTGAATAAACTACATAAACACCTTTGTCTGGGTCATCTGTAAATTTTGTGTCACCAGTAATTGATAGTGTTGTGCCGTATATGGATTCTTCGATCTTGACGGTCAATTCAACACCTGCGATAGCCGCCAGTTCTTGTGCGCTGTTTAGGTGTGCTTGTTGTGCTCTGGATAATGTCATTTTGTTGTTCCTTTTCATTATTTTCTCGACGGGAAAAATTATCTCCTATTTTGTTTCTCTT